CAACTGCCCTGTACTAGCTGCTTTAGCCATATCACTAGCAATGCTGGCTTTATCAGCAGTAATCTTGGTATAAGTTGCAGCAATATAAGAAGATAAGGAGCTAACCCCCTTAACTGCCAAATAGGTACCAACCATTGCTAGAGGCACTAGCAACAGCTCTGAGTTTTGTGCTAAACCATCTATTGCTACCGAAGCAGCCCTTGCCCAATTAGCTAATGTAGGTGAAGTGGCCGCATAAATTGAGAGGCTTAATTCAGTAATAGAGTTTTTAAGTCGATTCGTTTCAGCAGAAAGCGATTGGACAGCCGCATTACGTGCATCACCGCCATAAGCTTTATTCAGCTCAATAGCCAATTTTGGCAAAAGATCGGTTGCCAACACCTTTCCATCTTGCAGCATCTTATCAAGCTCAGCGGTTGTGACACCCATTGCTCGTGCTGCCATTTGGAATGCACCGGGCAAGCGCTCGCCTAATTGACCCCGCAATTCCTCGGCTTGGACCTTACCCTTGCTGATCATCTGCGATAGCGCCCGCAAAGTCCCCTCAGTATCTTCTACAGATAAATTGAGCACTCGTGAAGATTGTGCCACCGCTTCAAAAATAGATTTTTGCTGCTTCCCTTCTAAACTGGTGCCTTTAGCCGCTGCAGCCCATTTGCTATAAGCATCACCGAGACTCAACACTTCTAAGCCCAAGTCGTTGGCTACTTTACGGACATAATCCATTTCAGTACCGACTTGCGCCAGCCCGAAAGTAGCAGTGAAGCTGGCTTGCAGCCCCACTACTTTATTGCCAGCGGCATACACACCCATTAAAGCATTAGCAATCGCACTAATTCCTAAAGCGATGCCGGTATACATGACTGTTTGCCCAATAGCTGCACGGAATTGATCAAACGATGCAGCTGCACGCTGTGCTGTTTGATGCATGCTGGCTAGCTGTTGGTTGGTGCGTTTAGACTCTTCATTCAGAGCCTTCACATCACCGCGCAATAAATCGAAAGCACGGATATTCCCCGTCTTATCGACTTCTAGCCTGATCCCTGCTTTTAGATTGCTTTGTGCCATGATCCTTAAGGAGTGCTTGCATGTAGCCGTTCTCAATTGCGCGCAGACGCATAAAGAGATCGACTTGTTGAGTACGTGAAATGCGCTCTAAGCGCATTGCTGATTCGATTTGCGGGTAATCAAGGCCGTTGCGGCCATTGATCCCATCTCGCCACACCCACGGATGCTCAAAATACCATTCCACTGCCACGGCATTAGGGAGGTAGCAAATAAAAGCATTCGTAGGTTTGAGCTCGGACGCCTGCTGATACGCAGCTGCCGATGATGCAGAAACACCCAGAGCACTGAGCTCTTTTGATTCTGCTTGAGGGTTAGCAGTGGGCTTTAACCCCGCCGTTTGTTGGTAGTGCCTTTGTCCAAGTTCAGCAAGTTTTTTATTTCAGCCTCTTGATCTGATTTGGACTTACCGTTCGCAATTTTGGTGACATAATCCAAAATATCTCGATAGATTGGCCAGAAAAATGCGTCAATAGCCAGCACTTTTGAAACCACTTCATCATTCACCGGATAAAGCTCACCTGATGCAGTATCTTTCAAAGACCATTCTTGTAAATTTTCAAGCAGGAAGTCCTTTGCCCACTGGTCTCTGGCGGCATAAATATCACCAGCTTCAACCTCATTACCATCGTCATCCGTGCCGCGTAGGGCTTTATCATGCAAGATGATTTCCTGAGCTGCTTCTTTCATTTCTAACTTTTTAAAAGTTAGAAGCAATTTACCTTCGATACGTGTACCGGGTGGGGTAACTTTAATAGTGCGAGTTACGGTATCTGGCAAATCAGCGAAAATAATTTCCATTAGTTACTTCCAAGTAAAATCAAGGGGGATTAAGAAACGGACGGTTGCCTTGCGTGCAACATCACCGTCAATGGATGCCTTTTCAGGCTGGATAAACTGCGTTTCAGCACAATCAATACGGAAGGTTTTTCCTGCACTGGTGCCATGCTCCAATAAAAACGGAACACGGTTAATGCCATCGTCTGTTTCTGCTAATTCGTAAGGATTAAATTCATCCAGCCAATCCGGCTCAACAAACGTAATATCAGCTTCAACAATGCCTTTTTTCATAGCTGTATATCTACAGCCGCCCGGCTGATTGCGGCGCGATGGCGTATAGCCAGAGATGTTTTTAATAGAGAAATCTTCTACGCAAATACCTTTGCCATTGATTTTAAACAGTGGCGTATTTTGTGCATTGGCAGGAACCGCCAATTGCGTATTCTGTAAACCAAACTGTGCTGCTGCATGCGACATAGGAACTGGACGGATATAGTCGCCCTGCAATTGCACATCAAACTCAGGATCTTCACCTGCTTTCAGTGTTAAACCGATTTGGCCACGCATCCGCTCAGACTTGATCACATAATCAAGACCATCTTCAGCCAAATGACTCACACAAGCATCTAGCATAATGATTTCACGTTGAGTAGCAGCCGGACGATAGATCACCGTACCCGCCACACTATCAATCACTGCGACCATGCCACAGGCACGTAGAAAAATATCGGCGAATGGAACGACACCGGGAGTACCGGAGGGAGCTGCATCCAGCTTAAAATTCATGCTGGTAAATGCATTTTGGATGCGCACTGGCACATCTTGACCGGCATCGCCATCGTATTGTTTTTCTTTCTTATCGCCATCGTACGCTTTGTAATCAACGCCACGAGTTTTATAAGCACTTGCCCCTGTTAGAGCAGCGGCCTCATTAGGATCGGTACGTTCAGCGGCCAATAGCCATATTTTCCGCTCATCATTTTGTTGCGGCATGATTTAATCCTCTAGTTAGATAATGTGTTTAAGCGATGCGGATCACATCTTGATAGGTATCAACCCACGCGAGCAGCCCACCGCCTGACTCTAGCGGCTGCCCTTTAATGTATTGATAAGGTGCATAAGCCTCTGGGCGTTGCCAGCCCAATAAAGCGCTGCGAACAGCAGAACGTAAAATATCCAGCTCTTCGAGTGTGCGTGCATGTAAAACCACCAGTTGTTGGCAATCAACTTTCTGCCCCGCACAATTCAAATGTGCGGGCTCATGCCCCACCCAAACGCCAGGCAAAATCAACACGGAGCGCGCATCTGTGCTACTAGCACCCAAGGCACGGCTCACATCAATCTCTAGAGCGATACGGTAACAGCCCAAAGCCTCTTCATAATCCGATGACATATCAAGCACATCAAAGCCCACAGCGGCTTCTAATGCATTGCCTACCTCGTCTGATAATTCAGTCATTTCCGCATAGCGACTGGAGCGAATAACTAATAAGAAAGTAATGCTATGCGCTACATTGAAGCCTTGGAATTGCCGCACACCCGCATTGCCAATTTGATAAACCGCATCAGGAAAATCACGGTTATCACCTGCTGTTTCTGGATAGACTTGGCCCAATGGGAAATATGGCAGCAGCAAAGCACGCAAATCACGGCTAAAAGTTGCTGCCATTTGTGGAACTGAAAGATTATTTGGCTCTAAGACTGGAATAGTGTCTAACTGTGACTGCAAGCGCTCTAACAAACTGTTCATGCAGGTGTTACCCCATATTTAGCCAAAGCTCGCGCTGCACCACGAGTAAAATAATCCAAAAACATAGGCGCGTTCAGCTCAAAAGCATTTCTTTGAATCCAACGAGCACGAATACCAGGATGAACTATTGCACGCTTTAGAATTATACCCGCATCATTTGCTTTTCTAATTTTAGCAGTAGTCATCCTCTGGCCATCTTTCCATGCTCTTAGCATATGCCGATCAGTCCCCTCCTCCAACCAGTGCATTTTATAAGCTTGCAAGCGACGACGGGGAGTAGCCACTAGCCCACTTCCCATTTTTGAGAGGTTAATGCCATCTGCCACTTTTTTAACTGAACCGACAGTCAACGCCATATCTTCATTTCTTATCCATTGGTGACCAATAGACCGCTTTAAAGCACCTGTCCTAGTGGGTATACCTGCCCTCATCGAATAAGCGACAGGATTAGCCATATCTAGCAAACCTCTTTTACGCGCTTTTATTTTTAAGTCAGTTTGCAAGCCCTCAAGTTGGCGATTGAGCTGCTCAAATTGGAAAGTTTTGATTTCGACCATTGGAATCATAGAATTAATTTCCCCATGATTTGTAGCTCACGATGACGCTGTTCTGGATCAATCAGGGCTTTAATCTGATATACACTACTACCGTACAGCACACGATCATCTACTTTCACATCATCTCGGAAACGCATCAGAATTAAGGCATGCTGCTCATTCAAGTTTTGCTGGGCTGCAAAGTACTCTTTCCAAGCACCTGCATTGCTGCCTTGCTCAACTCCGGCCCACACCGTTGCGTAAGTTGCCCAACTCTCAATTTTTTGCCCGTAACTATCTTGAGTGAGCTGGTAGCGTTGCAAGCTCACTAACTGGCGTAAACGAGCAGAGCGCATTAGCCAATACTCACTAAACGATGAGAATCCAAGAGCCATTGATACCCTAAAGGTACATCTCGAATCTGCAAAGGACTCGATGCTTCACGGTTTTCATACCAATGCGAAGCGATTAATAAAATGGCCTGCTTGACGGTAGGCGGAATGAGTTCAACCCCCAGAACCATATCCAACCATACAGCGTCAGGCCGACCATAGACCGTCGGCAACAGATTTTGATTCGCACACAGCAAGCATTCGCCTGCTATAAAATACAAGCCACCCTCTAGGGTTTGTTGCTTATTGGTAGGATCAAAATACTGTATTTGCCTTATCTCGCGGCAATCAGGATGCAAAGTGAATACAGAAGCAAAAGTAGAAAAGCTAAACCGCACTGCTTGCCGTGCAAAATAGCGGCCTGTGTAATGCTCTGCATCCGCTCTGGCAGCCTGAATAAAACCTGCTAACTCTGCTTTTTCTGGCCCTGTGTATTCATCATCACCCGTAAATAGACGCAGATTGCGCGCTAATTCAGTGACAGTGACGGGTTCAAGCTCAGGCAAAGCAAGCAGGGTTTTCATTAAGCTTTTACCGCAATCTTAGCTTGAATCAAACGAACAGCTTGCGCAGGGCCTACCGTAGCCTTTTCGCCCTTGTTATATAGCCCCCACGCTTTTTCAAACTGCACTAGCACTAAAACTGACGCCTCGTCTGTAGGCTCTGTGACATCTTGAACCAAAGTAGTAGTAGTTGCATCGCCTGTAGAAACGGCAGCTGACTGTAAATTCAAAGCGACAGCATCCGCCAACTCTTTAGCCGCCTCTTGAGCAGTTTTAGCTTCTGCCATGATTAATTCCCCCACGCAACGCCAGTCAGCACTGCGACACTAGCATCATGACGCATACCAAAGTCGTTAGAACTCACTGCACGAATCAAGGTTTGGTTGCTGGTGAAAGCGTTTTTCACAGCGCCTGACACTGGATCTGTGTAGCTGGCTTCTGTAGAGACTGCAATCGTGATACTGCCCGCTTCGCCAATGACGGCATCCGCAAAATCAACAATATAGATTTCAGATTGATTGCCGTTTAAATTGCTTGGCACTTGGGTAGTGATAGCCACGGGTTTACCGCGTAATTGACCATTCGCCAATTCAGGGAAAACACGGTTATTGTTGCCATCACGCAATTCATAAAGAAACATTTGGACGGTTGGGTTGATCACCCAGCCTGGCTTAAGCATGCGCACGTTTGCATTACGTAATTTCAGCTCTAACTTCGCTAAATCACCAGACACTTTAGCCACCGTGGAACCGTCTGATGCTGCTACTACATTGGCAGCCGGTGCGATATGGCGAAAACCTTTAGGAGTGTTATTAGCACCATCGCCACGGATATACGCTAAATCCTCACGTAGCCCCATGCTATTGACCATATCACCGACAATCAACTGCTCAACATTGGGGTTAATATCGCTATAATTGATCAGTTGGTTGCTCACTGGTACTAGAGTAATCATGTGTTTAGCGCTCAGTGACAAGTCACCAAAAGTCGGCTCTGATACCGTACCGTCTTGCGTTTCACCCACATAATAAGACGTTGCACCACCTGTCATTTTGGGAACAGTCAAATTGCCATTCGGCATTGGCAAAGAAACAGCGCCCATGCGCCGCACTACAGAGGTTGGCGTTAATAGTTCGATAACATCGCGCATAAACGCTTTGGGTACCAATACACCACCAGCGGCAGCTACACCTGTATTTAAGGCCATTGCCACATCAGCATCGCCCAAGGTAGTTTCAGCATAATGGGCGGCTTCACGACCACCACGACCTGTTACACCAATGGCTTGTACCATTCGAGCCAGCTTTGCACCTTTCACTTCGGGCTCTTTTGGCTGAGCAGAATAACCATAAGCAGTGCCAGCATTGCTCAGCGGCTTAGCCATTTGCGCGGCCATTTGTTCTGCTTGCTCCATTCGAGCAATGCTGGCACTAACTTTTTCAAAATCGGTTTTAATCGCTTCAAATTGAGTAAGCTCTTCAGCAGTCAATTCTTCGCTGTTTGCTTCTTTACTTGCCAGAGCCTGCGCCTGTGTATTCAGGGCAGCGCGTTGCTGGCGCAGATCGTTAATATCTGGCATGTCAGTTTCCTCGTTTAAAAAGTTGGTAAAAATTAGAGAGACATTTGCATGGCTGCGGCTTGCAGGCGCACGCGAGAGGTTTTACTGGCCTTCGCGGCTTGGCGTTGGCTAGCTAATTGACTGGCAATTTGATTGACTGCATCTTGTGGATACTGAACTTTATTAGCTAAACCGATTTTTAAGGCATCAGTGCCACGATAAAGACCTGCTTGAGTATCTTTGACGGTTTTAACGGATAAGCCACGGTATTCAGCAACTTTTTCAACAAACAAGCTATACAACTCATCTAAGCCTTTGTTTAGCTCAGCAGCCGCTTGATCAGTGATG